GCTATTGGGTTGGCTGTGACTCAATCGACGGGACGTGGCATCTGGCCTGGACGGAGTGCGTGTAATGCTGCTCGGAGGAAAAGGCGGCTGCCAGCAATGCACGTGCGTGCCGTGCAATCCGTGCGAGCGGACATGCACGAACCCGCATTCCGGGACGGCGTTTGAGGCCGTCTACACCCGATACTTCGAGGGTGCAGAGGCGGGGAACACGTCCGACGGGTATCTGTCGGCGTCCGGCGACTCTGACACGTCCGATCCGTACGACGGGATGGACGGGACCGGGCCGTGGTTTCAACAGGTGGCCGGCACGTTCACGCTTGATTCGTCGACGACGCGGCACCCGTGCAGCGTGACGGTGTCGTTTTGGCGCAACAACTACGTTCTCGGGGCCGCGACGATCCCGCCGCCGGCGACGACGACGACGATGAATCGGATTCGCGTCAGCGTGTCCGCGTCGAGCGGGACCGGGGTGTTTGTCGAGGGTGCGTACGTGGCGATCGGGGACACGCTCGATCTCAACGTGACGATCCCGCTCGTCACTGGCGGCGGCGATCAAAGCACGAACGACCCACGGACCTCGGACGGAACGGCCACCGTCACGCCTCAGTGTCACAACCGGACGGCGATTTTTACCGTCGAGGCACGGCTTGAGTGGAATGTGAAGAAGCGGCAGCACGTGGTGTATGGGCTGGTTCGTGAGTGCTATGAGATCGGTACGCCGTGCTCCAACTACTGCGGTACCGGAGTCGCTGTTCCCGACGAGCTGTACGTCACGCTCACGTCGCTCAGTTTGACTAACGCCACGGGGTGGAGTGGTGGATCTGCGGCAATGGCGACGTTCAATTCAGCCCTTGCGGCAATCGACGGAGTTGCGATCGTTCTCGATAGGGTGCCGGGGTTCTGCACCCTTTGGAACACCACCTTGCGCAGTAGCGATGCGTTCTCATGGAGCGGGACGCTATGCAGCCTTTTCGTGCAATACGACTCGTATGCCGGTCTGCTCTACCTCTATGCGCCAGTGAATTACGCCCCTTCTGGGAACGTAATTCCTCTCGGCGGTTGCAACGAGGCTCTCGTCGTAAGTTTCGCAATCGCAGTCGCCTGCATATCGGGAACAGCGTTCTACGACGACGGAGCGGTATCCTCGTCATCAAACGCCCGCGTCACGTCTGATTTCGGATCGTACGGCGGGTTCCTCATGGACGCATCTACCGATTGGGTGATCGAATCGTGACCCGCTGCGACCTCACCGCCCCCGACGCCACATGCCCCCGCTGCGGCTTCGTCTCGAAGGTCCGCGGGGCGATCCGCCAATGCCGTGCCCCGGCCACGACGCACTGCGGCCCCGGCTGCCAGCTACGCCGCACCTTCGCATGGTTCGGCATCCGCGACGACGGCTCGTGCGGGTGCGACGCCTTCGCGGCGAAGATGGACGCCTGGGGGCCGGCGTGCTGGGACCACATCGAAGAAATCGTCGACCACCTCCGAGAAGCCGCCGCGAAACGCGGGCTCCCGTTTCTCGCCACCGCGGCCCGGATCGCCGTGGCACGGGCGATCCAGGCTGGCACACCCCCCGCCGGGTGATCTGCCGGCCGGCGAAGATGGCGGCATGGCCGAACGCCGCTCGATCACCGTGTGGATCTCCGATCAGCGGTGGCGCGTCCGCCGCTGCCGGGTGCCGTCCGACCGTCACGGGGACTGCGACTACGACGCTCGTCTCATCCGCGTCTCCGAGAGCCTCCGCGGGGACGATCTCCTCGAAGTCCTCGTCCACGAGCTGATCCACGCCCGGTGGCCGGACCTGTCAGAAGAGGCGGTCGAGGAGTTCGGGCAGGAGATCGCGGCGGTGGTGACGGCGTTCGGATTCGTCCGAGAGGAGGATGCCGATGGATGACCGTATCACCGAGATGGTGCGTGAGTTGATCCGCAAGCACCCGCAAGCCCCGGCCCGCACGCTCGCTCGCCGGCTCGTTGAGGATGTGAACGGGGCGCTGACGCTCGAGCAGGCCCGGAGCCGCATCCGCAGCATCCTCGGCCTGAACGGCGAACCACGGCGGAAGCAGTCGCACGACAAGCCGTTGCAGCGGCCGCCACGCAAGGCCGGCGAGCGGCTCGCCATGCCGCCTTCGCAGGCCGAGCCGTGGCTGCCATTCGACCTCGGGATCACCGGCAAGGTCGGCGTCCTCTCCGACATCCACGTCCCGTACCACGACGAGACGGCACTACGGGCCGCGGTCGATCACCTCCAGGGGGAGAAGGTCGACGCTCTGCTGCTCAACGGCGATTGGGCCGACTTCTATTCGATCTCTCGGCACGAGAAGAATCCGAAGCACCGCAACTTCAAGAACGAGCTGCACGCCGGGCGTGAGCTGCTCAAGTGGCTGCGGCAGGAGTTCCCCGACGCTCGCATCGTGGCGAAGCTCGGTAACCACGAGGAGCGGTGGGAGAAGTGGTTGTGGGAACACGCACCCGAGATCAGCGACGATCCCATCATGGGCATCGACAACTGGTACGGCTTTCACAACCTCGGCATCGATCTCGTGGCCGACAAGCGGATCGTCCTCGCCGGCGCTCTGCCGATCCTGCACGGCCACGAGAAGGGCAACGGCATCAGCTCGCCGGTGAATCAAGCCCGCGGGGCGTTCATGCGTTTGCATCACACGGTGCTTGAGGGCCACGGGCACCGAACATCGACACACTCCGAGCCCGATATGATGGGCCGCGAAACGGTGTGTTTCAGCACCGGGTGCCTGTGTGACATGCGGCCCGCCTACGCTCGCCTGAACAAGTGGAACCACGGGGCGGCGGTGGTACACGTTCACGCCGACCGCACGTTCGACGTGGAAAACTTCCGGATTCAGGCGGGCAAGGTGCGGCAGTCATGACCGGCGACGAACTGCGAGACATCGACCAACGCATTCAGCGGGCCGGGGCGGCCAATTGTTGGACGGGGACTCTCGGCAGCCTCGCCGGCGACGCTCGGAGATTGGTGCGGCACATTCAGGAGACGCGACGCATGTCCTGCGAATACCCGGTCGATCACATCCTGCGAGGCGAGCGGGAGCTGCGGCACTACACCGGGGACGAGATGGCACCATCGGACGCCATGATCCTGACCGAAGACGACGCCGCCGACGTTGCCGAAGAGACGGCCAGGGCGGCGCAGATCGGAGATGGGCGGGTGTTTCCGGAGCCGGAGACGGCCGGCCCGCCGGTGGCGGTGCGGCTGCTCGAGCAGGCGACCGCGGCCGTGCGTGATCGGCACGCCGTCTACGGGCCGCCGACGGCACATTTCGCACGCACGGTCGGCATGGTCAACAGCCTGTTCGCCGACGTGCTCCGCCGGCCGCTCACCACGGCCGATTGGGCACGCATCATGATCCTCGACAAGTTGGCCCGCGATCTCGGGCCGCGGCCGCACGCCGACAACGCCGTCGACCTGGCGGGCTACGCCGCCTGTCTTGCGGAGTGCCAGGCGTCCGCACCCCCTCCGCCCGTCACCGGTCACCGGTGACGATTGACGGTGTGGAGTGACACGTGATCGCACGACCGACGCACTGGCGGGCCGTCAGCACGGGCCGCGAGTCCGTCGCGGCACCGGGCGATCACGTTTCACTGGCACACCTCGCCGGCAACGGCGCGAAGATCGGCAAGATCACCTCACGACCGGCCTACACGGACCGGGAGCTTGAGCTGATCGCATACCGGCTCGGCGTGACGGTGGTGGCGGTGAAACAGGCGATCGCCCTCGGCATGTTGGAGAGACTCGATGGCTGACTCCCTCGATGGCATCGTCTCGACCACGACGAGCCTCACGCAGACGCAGACGGACACCGTCGGCAGCTCGGCGCGGGCCGTCTCCGTGGGCAAGTCGTACCCGCTCAACAGTGCGTCCGGGCCGATCTCAACGCAGCTTTGGGTGAGCAACCGCTCGCTCGCCGTCGGTTCGACCGAGACGCTCGACCTCCTCGCCCTCGCCGACACGATCCAAGGGGCGACCGGCGTGCAGACGATGCGTCAGGTGCGGCTCGTGCGTGTCGTCAACAACGAGACGATCACCGGCCCGCGGATCGTCGTCGGGCCGAGCGGCACGAATGGCTGGGGCCGCGTCGCCGGCGAAGTTGGCCCCGGCGGCGAGCTGCTCGCCGTGCAGCAGACGCACGCATGGGGCGTGACCACGACCGAGCGTGGCGTGACGATCCGCGCCACCGGGCCGACGGGCTCCGTCTCCTACTCGATCGTGATCGCCGGAACCGCCACCACTGGCCCAGCGGGGTACTGACATGACTCCAGACGCTCTTACCGCCGCCGTGACCGGATTCCTCGCCGGTGCCCGCGACAAGGCCCGCGGCGGGCTCACCGTGGCTGAATTCGGCAGCCTGACCGTCGAGTTGATCCGCCTGGCGGTGACCGGGCTCGACACGATCTCTGGCATGGATGGGCCGACGAAGAAGGCGTGGGCCATGTCGTGCGTCGGCTCGCTCTTCGACAGCGTCGCCGACTCGTGCGTCCCGCTCGTGGCCAGGCCGGCGTGGTGGATCGTCCGGCCGGCGGTTCGCTCGCTTGTCATGGCGGCTGCCGGTGGGGCGTTGGAGCAGATCCTTGCCCTCACGAGGGCCGCGAACCCGGAGCCTGCCGCATGACGACCGCCATCCTCCTCGCCGGTCTCGCGGTGGCATGGCTTCTGTGGTCACGCCCGACCGCGCCGGCGGGGCTGCCGCCGCTGTCGCCCATCCCGTCGCTCCCGGCAGGCCCGGCGATGTCGTCCGGCCCGCACCCGCTCACGCTCCTGGCGATCCTCGCCGCCGGTGCGATGGTGGCGTTCTCGATTCGGGAAAGTGGAAAGCCCGCCCCCGTTCCCGGCCCCGCCCCGGTGGTCGGGCTCGATCTGCGGGGCCGGTTCGTCGGCCCCGACGCCGCGACCGACGCCGCTCTGACGGCGGCGCTGCTCGAGGAGTTGGCGTCACAGATCGAGTGGGACGGGCAGCAGGCCGAGCCTCGGCTGAAGACCGGGGCGGCGTTCGACGACTTGCGGCGGGCCGCCCGCGAGCTGCGGTGCCGCGGCGTTTCGCTCGGGGCTCGGCAGCCGGCCGTCCGTGACGAGATCAAGCGGTTTCTCGACGCCGAAGCCGGGACCGAGGGCGGGCCGGTCGATGCCGCTGCGAGGGCGAAGTGGGTGCGGGCGTACAGGGCCGTGTCGGCCGCAGCGGCGGAGGCGACACGATGACGCAACGCCAACAGACGTGGACGCTGTCTGCTGTGGCGTTCGTGGTGTTCGCCGCGATGCTGGGGGCGCTCGTCGAGCGTGCCACGCACCGGATCGCCGCCGGCGTCGAGAGCCGGTTCGGCTACACGCCGGACCCGGAGGGGCTCCGTCAGGTGATGGCGGAGTTCGGCCCGCAGGGGCGATTCTCGGCCGCCGGTGCCGACGCGATCGAGAAGGCCGAGAAGAGAGACACGTTCCTCTACCGCTCCGCG